CAAAGTGACTATGCTAAATGTTATAAACCATACCGTACTCTCAAGAATTACTAACAATGAACACAGACAAATCACTTAGCATGAGAGTATACGAATGGGATGAATCGTTCTATAAAGAAATAGTGAAAGACCATAATTACAGATTTGGTAAATTTAATCCACTCAATTATCCACCATTAAATGACAACAACATCAACCAAATTACAGAATGATATTGCATTTTGTATTGACGAATTAGACCTTAGTAATGAACAAATAGGCGAATTATTAAGGGCATGTGAAAAACTTAGTGACATCAGTTGTGAATACTTTGTAGAAGAATTTGTAGTAGATGATAACACTGAAGAGGACATACATGACCCTGAATACTTAAACATTAATGAGGTTAATCGTATCTACTATAATAACACATAAGACATGGAGTTTTCCACAGTTTATAACACTTTCTGTGGAAAACTATGCTTAAAAGTGTTAATTAAGAGTGAAAAATGGTTAAATAAATATAACCCTGTTTTCCACAAGTTTTCCACAATTTGTTAGTTATGTTGTGGAATTAGGTCTCTTAAATGTTACTCAGAGTCGTCATCTAAGCGAGCGTAGTATAACACTAACTCGCTTTAATTACAAGACCCTCGTTAACATTTTGTAGGGTTATGAGTTATTCACAACAATAGGGTTCTAATATACCCCATAATTGTTGACAGTAACTCCCAGTATATGATAGAATACTAAGTATTACTCACGAGGATTAATTCCATGTCAGTTCTTTACAGTCAAGCGGCAAAGAGTAAGTATAGAATAACACTGGAAATTGATGCACTAAGTGATTATAATCCTCATCAAATTGACTGGCATAAAGTATTAAATATGCAAGACAATGAGGAGGTTAATTGTTATATCGAAGACATGAGTAATCCTGTCAGTTGGTAATAACAATAGGGGGACTAATAAACTGTCCTAATAGTATACGACCTTAACAAGTCTTTAAACTGTTAGTATAAACAATCAAACCTAAATTACAGGTCTTAATTATGTCAAACAGTACTACACAGTTTGTATCACCTAACTTTGCAGAATTCCTCTTGGAAAATGCAAACAATGGTAATGAAATCTTAGCAGTTTTAGATGATATCGTAGAGGTGGAAAATACAGCACTATAAGTAACAACAACTGTTCCCCTGCTAATTAACACTTAGTGGGGGTTTTTTATCAGTCTTAAATGTTAACAATGCCGTTGCACAGTTCTTGACAAATAGCAGTGTAATATGGTAGAATTGTTTATATCGTGAATCAGCAGTGTTTTGCGGTTCGTTGATGTTTTGCGTGGGTTGCGTTGCCCGTATATAAAAAAGATAGAGACCCTAACCTACAGAGGTGACAATTCGAGATGTATATATAAAAATCTTGAAAAAATTTTTTGACCTTTTTTAGGTTGATATATAAAAAAAATTCCCATGAAAAAATTGGAAGATACAACCTATCACATATATGCAAGAGATAAGGTATTGTATTGTAATTTGCCCCAAGAAGATTTTGAAGAGACATGGGAGATGTTGAAAGTAATGGTAGATTTGTTGGACAGTAAGTATAGTGCAGAAGACTTGTCGTATATCAAGTTAGGACCAAAGTGCGGCGTTGGAGGACCAGGTAGGGTTATCTCTAAACAAGAATGGGAAGAAGATTCATATTGACATATACATAATACCGAAGTATAATTGAAGTGTAATTACAAGGTATTATGGCAAAAGGATTTACTGTTAAAGCCAATGCTCCCGCAAAGAAAAAAGAAGAGTGGGACATTGCTGCGATTAAGGAAAGAATGAAAGGTAAGACCATAGTGTTTTGCTTACCAGGTAGAGGTTGTTCATATATCTTTTTAAAGAATTTTGTACAGTTATGTTTTGACATGGTACAGAATGGAATGAGTATTCAGATATCTCAGGATTACTCTTCTATGGTAAACTTTGCAAGATGTAAGTGTCTTGGAGCAAATGTTTTACGTGGACCTAAGCAAATTCCTTGGGACGGTAAATTACAGTATGATTACCAACTTTGGATTGACTCGGATATTGTCTTTGACACAAACAAGTTCTGGCAGTTATGTGACCTTGCAGTTCCTGCTGAAGGTGATGAGAAAGAGATTACAGCAGGTTGGTATGCTACAGAGGATGGCAAAACTACATCTGTCGCACACTGGTTAGAGGAAGATGATTTCCGTACTAATGGTGGAGTGATGAACCACGAAATGGTGGATGGTATCAGCAAGCGTAAGAAACCTTTCACTGTAGATTACACAGGTTTTGGATGGGTGCTCATTAAAAAGGGAGTCTTTGAGAATCTTGAATACCCTTGGTTTGCTCCTAAGATGCAAGTCTTTGAGTCTGGTAGTGTACAAGACATGTGTGGTGAAGACGTATCATTCTGTCTGGATGCTAAGGAGAAAGGATACGAAATCTGGTGCGATCCTCGTATTCGTGTAGGGCACGAAAAAACTCGTATAATCTAATGGAAAATGCTATTCAGGAGTGGATAGACCATCACCTATCCAGTAAGAGTTCAGATGAACTATGGGACTTAAGTGCGGCGATTCTTACAGAACTATCCGAGCGTGACTCGGTTCGATACCGCATCCGTGCTACAGAGGCATCTATCACGGCGAAACTCGATTTGATAGAAGAAAACACACACGACTCGGAGGGTTGTTAAATGGCAAAGATGTATTCAGTATCAGGAAAGGATACAGTTGAATCAAAACCGAAAAAGACTCGTCAAGGATTGGGTAAACATACTACCTATGCGGCGACCTCTCGTAACAAAGCAAAAAAGCGATACAGAGGACAAGGGAAAAAATAGAATAAATAAAAAGGACTTTTGATAAGTCCTTTTTTTATACGGAGAATTATTTAATGGAAAACCCACAAATGCTTAGAGAAATTGCAAATGATAAAAATACTCCTAAGAAAACGGATCTTAAAGTAGAGAATGATTTATATGAAAATGATGGTCTTGATTATGATAATGATGTATTCGTACCATGCGATATTTAATTATTATTAACAAAGATAAATAAAGTAAGGTTTAATATAATTTCATGCCTTTACAGAGGGTAAGTCAAGGTTTTAAGGACGTTAGCATGACTTTTCAGGCTAATCCACTTAATGGTGACCTAATTGGACTTAAGAATGAAAATGCAATTGCAAGGGCACTTAGAAACATTGTTTTTACCCTTCCTGGTGAAAAGTTCTTTAATGAAAACTTTGGTTCACAAATATCGGCATCTCTGTTTGAAAATGTGGATGATATTAGTGCAACTGCAATAAAAGATGAAATAGAACAAGCAATTATAAACTATGAACCAAGGGTAGAGTTACAAAAAGTACAAGTATTCCCTAATTTTGAGACAAATGCTTTTGATGTCATTATTACTTACATTATTGTAGGAGCAAATGTTCCTCCGCAAGAATTACAATTTGTTTTAGTACCAACAAGGTAAAATGCCATTAGTAAATTTCTCTAACCTTGATTTTGATCAGGTTAAAACAACACTTAAAGAATATATTCAGTCAAACTCGAATTTTACTGACTATGATTTTGAAGGGTCTAACCTTTCAACTATCATGGATGTGTTGGCATATAATACATACATCACTTCATACAATGCCAATATGGTAACGAATGAAGTTTTTATTGATAGTGCGACATTAAGAGAGAATGTAGTCAGTTTAGCAAGAAATATTGGATATTTACCAAGATCAAGAAAAGCAGCAAAGGCAAATATCACATTTTTCGTTGATACAACAGCAATAACACCAGCTCCATCAACAATTGTTCTTAAAAAAGGTCCAGTAGTTTCATCAAGAGGATCTTTTGGTGGAAATTCTTATGTTTTTTCAATTTTAGAAGATATTACCGTTCCAGTAGTCAATAATATTGCAACATTCCGTAATATTCCCGTTTATCAAGGCACAGTTTTAACGGCCAACTTCACATATAGCAGTAGAGACCCAAATCAGAAGTTTATTTTGCCAAATGCTGGTGTGGATAGTGGATTATTGTATGTTACAGTCGAACCAAACGCAAATTCTGTAAATGTAACGCAAAAATACACTTATACTCTTCAAGATAGTCTTCTTGACGTAAAATCTGACTCAAAAGTCTTCTATTTACAAGAAATTGAAGATGAACAATACCAAATTTTCTTCGGAGATGGTATTTTTGGTAAAAAATTGGAAGATGGTAACTTTATAACCGTAGATTATATCGTTTCTTCAGGAAATGAAGCAAATGGAGTCAATCAATTTGACTTTTCTGGTCGAATTGTTCATTTAGTAGCAGGTGCAGGTCAAGGAAGGACGGAAACACCCATAACAACTGGTATTTCACTGATTACAACCAATGTAAAGGGTACAGGAGGCGAAAGTATTGAGTCTGTTGAGTCAGTTAAGAAGTTTGCACCAAGAATTTATGCCTCTCAGAACCGTGCATTGACCGCAAATGACTATGAAGCACTGGTTCCATCGAAAATTTACCCCGAAACAGAGTCAATTTCCGTTTTTGGAGGTGAAGAATTGGTTCCACCTCAATATGGAAAGGTTTTTATCAGCATAAAACCAAGATCAGGCGATTTTTTACCTAACTTAACAAAAGATAACATCAAAAATAAGTTGAAAAAGTATGCTGTTGCAGGAATTGTACCAGAAATACTTGATTTGAAGTATCTTTACCTTGAAGTTGACTCAAAAGTTTACTATGATGCTAATAAAGTACCTAATGGAGCAACAATTGGAACCATAGTCAATAATAATGCAACAAAATATGCTGATTCTACTGAGTTGAATAAGTATGGTGCAAGGTTTAAGTATAGTAAATTCTTAAATATCATCGATAATAGTCATGATGCCATCACTTCTAACATAACTACTGTCCAAATGAGGAGGGATTTGAGAACTGTTCTTAATTCTTTTGCTGAATATTCGATTGGATTTGGAAATGAGTTCCATATTAAGAATATGAGTGGTTATAATATCAAGTCAAGTGCCTTTAAAGTGCAAGGAGTCACCCCAAATGTCTTTATTTCCGACATTCCAAACCCAGATAGGATAACTGGATCACTATTTTTATTCACTGTTCCTTCAATAGCATCACAAAACCCAACAATTATACGTAGAGGTGTTGGTAATATCAATTATAAGTATGGAATTGTTACTATAAATCCTATAGTAGTCACATCAGGTAAGGTAAAAGATGGTCAAAGTATCATAGAAATATCTGCTTGTCCTAAATCTAACGATGTTGTCGGATTACAGGATCTTTATTTGCAGCTAGATATAAGTAACAGTACATTTGAACCCATTGTTGATTCAATTTCATCGGGATTGAACCCATCAACAGCTAATTATCAGACATCTTCCAGTTATCAGAATGGAAATTTGGTAAGAGGAAGTGATACTTCATCAATAACTACATCAGGAACAGCATACTAAAACTATAAAATGACAGAAAAAAGAGTTCAATTTAGTAATATTGTCCAAAATCAGCTTCCTGCATATGTTAGGACAGATTTTCCTTTAATATCTGAGTTCTTAAAGCAATATTATCTTGCTCAAGAATATCAGTCGGGACCTATTGACCTAATACAGAACATAGATCAGTATGTAAAGGTTGATGATATTACAAATTTAACTGAAAGTGTTGTTCTTGAGAAGACTATTGGGGTAGAAAACACCTCAATTGAAGTCGATATGATTAAATCTGAGGTTGGTACTAACGGATTTCCTGATAGTTACGGTTTAATTAAGATTGGTGACGAAATAATAACATATACTTCCAAAACTGCTACCTCTTTTGAGGGATGTATTAGAGGATTTGTTGGAACAACTGATTATAAGAGTAGTTTAACTCCAGATCAATTAGTTTTTAGTACTTCTGCTGCTTCAATTCACACTGAAGGCGATACTATAACCAATTTAAGTACTTTATTTCTTAAAGAATTTTTAGTAAAAACAAAATTCCAATTATTACCAGGATTTGAAGGAAGAGAATTAAATTCAGAACTTAATCAAAACGTTTTTATTAAACAAGCAAAGGATTTTTACTTAAGTAAGGGTACTGACAGGTCTTTTGAAATTTTATTTAAGGCACTTTATGACGAAGACGTTGAAGTCATAAAGCCAAAAGACCGCCTATTTACCCCTTCTAATGCTGAGTATAGATTAACTAAGGATATTGTTGTAGAAGGCGTTACAGGCGATCCTACACACCTTACAGAGGCAACACTGTATCAAGACGCATACGCAGATATACCTAAAGGATATGCTCCTATTACTTCTGTAGAGCAAATTCCAGTTGGAGCAGGAAAGACTTTTTATAGACTTAGTGTTGACTCTGGATACAATAGAGACTTAAGAGTTGATGGTGCGATTTATGGTGATTTTGCAGTTCATGCTAAATCAAAAACTATAGGAAGAGTAACTCCAGGAACTACTGTTATTGATGTAGATTCAACTATAAGTTTTCCAGATAGTGGTGAAATATACGTAACTTATGAAGATAACACTGTAGGTGTTGTTTCATATACTTCAACATCTATAAACCAATTCTATGGATGTTCAAATATTGCAGGAGATATTTTAGACGGTACTATTGTCGGAATTAATACCTATGCATATGGAAAATCTTTTAAAGATGGGTCAGAAATTAAAGTTAGAATTGCTTCCGTATTAGAAAATGCTTCTTTCCCTTCTAATACTTCAGGTCATTCTAAAAATGAAACTGCTACTATTAAAACTCTTGGAGTAAATGATACTACATTTAAATATAGAAATTGGATTTATAATAGTGCACCAACATATAAGATTAGAACATTAGAGTTAATTGATAGTTCAAATTACACTTATAAGATTACTGTAGACACTGAACATTATTTTAATAGTGGTGATTCTGCTCAGGTTATTACTTCAGGTGTTCAACAGGCAGAATCTACTACAACTAAAATTGTTGATGTTATTTCTTCAAAATCTTTTAGTATTCAGGGTCAAGGAGTACTTCCTCCAGAGCAAACTTACAATATTAAGAGAACTCTATCAAGAGGTTCTTCAAATCCTTTCCCTAACATCTCAGAATTCACCACTAACGTACAAAACGTTTACAAGGATGGTGATAAGACTTTAATTGCTTCTCCATCTATACCATCATACGATTCACAACCTCTTAATGCGTCTGATAGGTCTATTTCTTTCCAAGGTGCATTTAGTGGAGATACTTTTAATATTACCAGTCTTTCTAATGGTACAATTATTGATGATCATGGATTCTATACTGGTGATGAGGTATATTACACTCCAGAGATAGTATCTACATCCACAATTAGTCCAATTACTGGTGTTGCTGGAATTAGTACTTCAGTAAATCTATTACTTCCTGCTGAAGGTCTATATTTTATTAAAAGACTTGATAATAGAAATGTTCAATTTGCTGTAAGTCAATCAGACATCTATAATAACAGATTTGTTAGTGTTGCACCGACTACTGTAACCAATCAAGTACTTGAACCTTATAAGTTTAGGAAAAAGACTTTACAAAGTCAAAAATTATGGAGAGAAATTAATCCTCCTTTAAATGATGGGGAGAAAGTTCCAACTAAACCTGGATTTACGGGTATTTTAAAAAATGGTGTTGAAATTTTAAATTATAAGTCAGAAGATGTTCTTAATTATGGAAAAATTAATGATGTCGAAGTTTTAGCATCAGGATTGGATTATGACATCATAAATCCACCAAATATAAAAATTATAGACCAAGTTGGTATAGGTGCTACTGGATATTTGGGGGTTTCTGGTACTTTAAAGGAAATTAGAATAACTGACCGTGGTTCTACTTACGAAAGAGCACCAAAAGTAACTATTACTGGTGGTGGAGGTAGTGGAGCATTGGCATATCCTGTAATGAAGAATGCCATTCATGAAGTTCCATTTGTTGCTCAAGTTTTTGATAATAAAGAGTATGTTGGATTAGGTGCAACAAATTCAACAATTGGTTTTGCTACTCATCATATGTTACATAATGGTGAGAAGGTAATTTACATTACTAATGGCGAACAAGCAATTGGTGGGCTAAGCACTAATACTGTTTATTATGCTGGTTTAAAGAATTCTACTAAAATTGCATTATATAACAAATACTCTGATGCAAGAGCAGGTATTAATACTATTACTTTAACCGATTATGGTCGTGGAACACAATACATTAGATCATATAATAAAAGATTAGTTGTAGACTCATTTACTATTGATAATAGCGGTTTTGGTTATAAAAATAATAAAACAGCAACTCTTCCAGTTGGAATTAATACCGCAACTAATGAAATTAATATTCATAATCACAATTATCAATCTGGAGATACTATAGTTTACAATGCACAAGGAACTGCTATTGGTGGTTTAAATGATGGCAATTCATATGTTGTAAAGAAGGTTGATGATAATAAATTTAAACTTTCTGCATTAGGTGGTATCAGACCATTAATTAATTACGATAGAAAGCAATATATTGATTTGACAACGGCAGGTATTGGAACTCATTTATTCAATTACCCTCCAATTGAAGTTAATATAAGTGATGATGCAGAATTAATTCAAGGAAGAAAATATCCTATTAGTATTGACCCTATTTTTAGAGGAGAGGTTACATCTTTAAATTTAACGGACAATGGTGTAGGTTATGGTTCATCAGAAATTGTTAATTTTGATAGACAACCTTTAGTAGAACTTTCAACTGTAGTACATGCACAAATAACTCCTATTGTGTCTGATGGCAAGATAGTTGAAGTCCTTGTTAATTATGGAGGAGCTGGATATACTTCTTCTCCTGATATTTTAATATATGGTGCTGGTACTGGATGCAATCTTGTTCCTATTATTACTAATGGTTCAATAACTGAAGTTAGAGTTATGGATACAGGTTCTGGATATAACCAGAACAATACAACTGCATCTATAGTTACTCCAGGAAGAGGAGCTGCATTTAAATCTAATGTTCAAAGTTGGAGAGTAAACTTAGTTAAGAAAAATCAGCATACATTTACTGCTGATGATGGATTTATTACTATTCCAAGAGACGTTAATTCTGGACTTCAATATTCTCATTTATATGCACCAAGAAAATTAAGAGAACAGTCATATTCTATAGATTCTGATGGAAAAGTTTTATACGGACAACCAGATTTAAAGATTATTAATGGAGAAGAGGCAAAATCAATTTACCATTCTCCTATTCTTGGTTGGGCATATGATGGAAACCCAATTTATGGTCCTTATGGATATACATCCAAAACTGGAGGATCTATAGGTCAATTAAAGTCGGGATATAAGATTCAATTAGCTTCCGATAGACCACCTCTTAATATATTCCCAGAGGGATTCTTTATTGAGGATTATGTTTATACTAATGTTAATGATGAAATGACATTGGATGAAAACAATGGAAGATATTGTATTACTCCTGATTATCCTAATGGAACTTATGCATATTTTACAACAATCAACCAAGGACCGTTTTTAATAGATTCTGATGGTCCTTTTGAAGGATATAAGAGTCCTGTATTCCCTTATTTGATTGGAGATAAATTTAATGCTAAACCAATCGATTTTAACTTTGATATTGGTTCTAATCAGACCACAATTGATATAAACAATTCAAATTGGTTAAGAAATACTGCTCCATATAATTTAATTGACGGAACTCTTAATTATCAGTATCTTGCAATTCCAAACAACCTTTCTCAGACTGCTGATGTTAGTTCTGTAACACCTGGTGGGATTGATAGGGTTGGTGTGACTACAGGTGGTAATTATTACAAAGTTGGTGAAAGAGTAATATTTAAGAATTCATCTACTCAAGGAAATGGTGCAAATGCGAAAATATCTGTTCTTGAAGGTGCAGAATTAAAGTCTATAAGTTTAGGATCAAGTATTATTAATGATGTTGAATTATATCCTTATTCTGATAATACATATGAGGTTATTGCAGCAAATCCTCATAATTTTGATTTAGATGATCTTATTATAGTTTCTGGATTATCTACAACATCCACCCAACTCGAAGGTTCTTATAATATAGGAATTACTACTAATAATTATTCCTTAAGTGGGTTTACTACAGAATCGACGGGAATTGGTGATATAGCAGCAACTGGTATTGTTACTTATTTCTCTATCGAAGGAAATATAGTTTCAAGACCGAATGATATTTACAAAATTGGTAATGAAAGATTAAAAGTTCTTAATATAGAACCTACAAAGAGAAGAATTAGATTTTTAAGAGGACAAGATGGTACAGCAGGTTCTGCACATACTGTAACTACAACTCTTTTTGATCTTCAAAGAAGATTTACTATTAATGTAGGATTTAATACAGTTGATAGTGCTAAACTTAATACAGAGATATATTTTAATCCATTAGAGTCTGTTTCTGTAGGAACTGGTGCAGGAACCACTATTACTTTCTCTAATCCTGGAGCAGGTATAACAGATCTTTTTGTTCCTTCAAGAGCAATATATCTTCCAAATCATAAATTAGATACTGGTGATAAATTAACATATTTTACTAATACTGGTACTGGGATTTCAGTAAGATATAATGAATCTTCTCCTATAGTTTCATTAACATCTGGTCAAACATTATATGCTGCTAAAATTACTCCTGATTTAGTTGGGGTATCAACAGTAGTTGTTGGATTAGGTACTACAGGCAATTTTGTTGGTATTGACCAAGAATATAAAGATTCTTCTACATTATTCTTTAGTGGAATTGGAACAGGTGTGTATCATAGCTTTAAGACTAATTACGAACCTATAACAGGAAATGTTAAGAGAAATCTTGTAACAGTTTCTACAGGAGAGACTCATGGATTAACCAGTGGTGATATTGTAAAAATTGATGTAAATCCTTCTATAGCATCTACATATATCGTAAAATATAATGATTACAATAGACGTATTGTAATCAACCCAAGAGATTTTGCTACTGGTGATGTTGATATTACTACTAATTCAATAACAATAGTAGATCATGGATATTTTACTGGACAGAAGGTTATTCATACCGCAGCAACACCTTCGACTGGTTTATTAGATAATGGAATGTATTATGTTGTTGTAATTGATGATAATACTATTAGATTATCTGATACACATTATCACTCCACCTTATGGAAACCATATGTTATAGACATTACTAGTGCTGCTTCGGGTACAATATCTCCAATTAATCCAGCAATTTCTGCCTATAAAAATTCTACAGTTGAATTTGATTTAACTGATGATTCACTTTCATACTTTAAATTAACTGCACAGTATTCTGCATTTACATTAGATTTCTATACTGATGAAAATATGACTACTAAGTGGGAGAAGAGTGAAAACGCTTCTACATTTTCAGTCAATTCAGTAGGAAAATCTGGTATATCAACTAATGCTAAAGTAACGTTAACAGCAGATAATAATACTCCTTCTGTTTTATATTATAAGTTTAATCCAATTTTTGAGTCTGATATTCCTGCTTCTAAAGAAGGAATAGTAGTTGACAAAGAAGTTGCTCCTAATAATCAAGTAGAAACAAAGGATAGTTTATATGATGGTTCACAACAAGTTACTGTTGGAATTGGTTCAACTAATTCATTTACATTTACTATAGCAGTTGATCCAGAGAGGTCTTCTTATATTTCATCAACTTCTCGACTTAATTATACTACTAATTCTAAAACTGCTGTTGGTCCAATATCAGAAGTTGAAATTATTCAAAGTGGTACTAATTATTACGATTTACCTGGAATTTCTACAGTTAGTACCGAATTTGGTAAAAATGCAATTATAGAACCATTTAGTTCAAGTATCGGAAATATTAAAGATGTTACCTTGAATAATATTGGATTTGATTTCCCATCAGATAAAACTTTAAGACCATCTTTAAGTTTACCTCAAGTTTTAAGAATTGATACTCTTCAGGCAATCGATCATATCGGAGTTACATCTGTTGGAAATGGATATGCTGGTGCACCAAGTCTAATTGCATTTGATGGTAAAACAGGAAAGCAAATAGCAGGTTTAGATTTATCTTATGACTTAAAATCACAATCAGTAACAATATTATCTAATACTGATGGTGTTAATAATGCTCCTCCTAAAATACTTCCTGTAAAGAATAGTAATGGTGTTGGTATTAGTACTATCAATTTCAATACAGCAACTCAAGATGTAACAGTTAGTTTAGAGGTTGGATTTGGTACAAATGTTTCATTCCCATTTGCTTACGGCGATAAGGTAATGATTGAGGGTGTAAATGTTGGTTTAAATTCTACTGGAAAGGGATATAATTCAGAAAGTTATAATTATCAATTATTCACTATATTAGGAGTTGCTCAGAATCCTGGTGGTATCGCAACGGTTAGATATAACATGTCTGAGCATTTCTCTGGTTCAGATACTCCTGGTAATATTGATGTTTTCAATTCTGCTGGTAGAATTATTCCTGAGAAAGATTTCCCAAGTTTTAATGTTAAATTAAAGTCTAAAGAATACTATGTTGGAGAAACTGTTACTTCTCCATCAGCAACTGGTATTGTTCAGTCATGGAATTCTATTAATGGAGTACTTAATGTTACTGGAGATGATGATTTTGTAGTTGGAGAAGTTATTAAAGGATCTTCTTCTGATAGTCAAGGAATTGCTTCTTCTGTAACAACTTATGATTCTTCTCTTGATTTAAATTACTACTCTATAGTTAAAAATGGATGGCAGAGTGATTCTGGAATTCTTAATGATAATATTCAAAGAGTTCAGGATAATCTTTACTATCAAAGATTTGCATATTCTCTAAAAACAACAGTTCCTTATTCTACATGGGAAGATGTTGTTGGTTCTTTAAACCATACTTTAGGATTTAAAAAATTTGGTGATTTGCAAGCAGAATCATCTAATGTTGGTGAATATGGATTGGTTGGTAGTGCTGAAGATAAGCAATCTAATGCTTCAGAATCTGAAATGGGAGTCGCACCTGTTCAGGATGTTGTTGTTAGATTAATTGATGTTATAGGATATGGAAATTTAAATACTGTACAGGATTTTGAGATTGCTACAGAAAATAATTTCCATATTAATTCTAAATTAGTTTCTACTGAACTAACTTTATCTGGTGCAAGAGTTCTTACCGATTATTATGAATCAATTGGTAATAGAGTTCTTACTGTTGATGATATTAGTAGTCAGTTCAATAGTAATCCAAGGACAGCAACATTCAGTGTTGTTACTTCTTTCGATTTAGCAGATGTTAGGTCTCAAAAGTATATTACTTATGTAAAAGATAGAAGATTCTATGGTACAAGACAATTAATGATTGTCGATCTTGTTCATGATAATTATATTGGTTATTTGAATCAATATGGTAGAGTTGAGAATGTTTATGATTTAGGTTCTTTTGACTTTAATATCAGTGGTACACAAGGTCAATTATTATTCTATCCTACTAAGTATCAGGTAAATGATTTTGATATTACATGTCTTTCATACAATATAAATGATAATCTTTTATCTATTGGTAGTAGTGTATTTGGTGCTGCTGCGGAAGTTAAAACAAGTAGTGTAGAAATACCTGCAAATACTCCTACAACAATTGTGAGTCTTGCAAGTACATATCGTGCAGCAAAAGTATTAGTATCTCTTACTGCTGATAGTACTAAGATTGATGCAGGTGGAGAATTTGAATTTGATGAACTTAATGTTATTCATGATGGAACTACAGTAGATATAGTTGAATATCCACAGTTAATTACAAGTCCTGGTTCAACTAATCCTATACCTGGATTTGGAACATATTCTGGTTATATTGATGGATCTTTAGTGAAGATTGATTTCCATCCACATAATAGCACTGCTGGTGTTGGAACTACTTCTATAGTCAATACAATTCAGGTAGCAATAAGTAGTGAGACTTCTACTGGAATTGGTACGTTTGATATGAAACATGCCAAACTTGAAGGTAGAAGTACAAGTATTAGTGCTTCTGGTTCTCCAACTGAAAATGTGATCGGAAGTTATATCAATGACTATGACGCAGCATATTTTGTTGTTCAAATATCAGACACAACTAATGACAATTATCAAATATCTGAAGTAATTGTTGTTGATGATTATGATAGTGCTTACGGCACTGGAGACACTTATAATGCAGAATATGGCATAATAGAGACAGTTGCTGGATTAGGCACAATAGGAACCCGTATAACAGGGGCTGGAGTGGGTAATGATGCAGTAGTTGAATTAGTATTCACACCATTGCCTAATATTGATGCACATGTAAATGTCTTTATGAATGCTCTAAGAGAGCAAGATGATACAAGAGATATTGTGTCTTTAAATAATGCAACTATTCAAACTGAATTTAATGAATATTTTGGTACAGAAAGAGACATTAAGAGATCATTTGAATTAAAACATGCAACAAACCCAATTTTTGAAAGGAGTTTTGATGGAAGTAGCACTGATGTAGTTAGTTTAACAAATGATACCATTCAGATAGCAAATCATTTCTTTGTTACTGGTGAAGAAATACAATATATCCATGCTGGTGCTGGTTCAAGTCAAGCACTTGGTATTGCATCTACTGATGGATTTGTAGGAGTTGGTACAACTGATAAATTACCATCTACTGTTTTTGCAGTTAAAGTTAGTGAAGATAAGATAAAAGTTGCAGAGACTGCTCAAAAGGCATTAATGGGAATTGTTAATACTGTTGATTTTACAAATGTAGGTATTGGTACATCTCATAGATTTGTTTCTAAGAATGCAAATTCTAAAGTTCTTGTAACTTTAGACAATATTATTCAATCACCTGTTGTTTCTACTGCAGTAACAACTCATTTGGCAGATGAAGTCTTTACTACAAGTGACATTATTGAGTTTGCTGGAATTACATCATTCTTTGGTGGAGATTTAATTAAGGTTGGTAATGAGATAATGAAGATTGAAGGAATTGGTATTGGTAATACAAATGCAATAAGAGTTCGTAGATCATGGTTAGGAACATCTCTTGCTGGATATGGTACTGGTGATGTTGTAACTAAGGTTATTGGTAATTACAACATTGTAGAAAATACTCTAAACTTTGTTGAAGCACCTTATGGAAATGTTCCAATAGGAAGTACTACTAATCCTCCAGATGATAGAGATTGGACAGGAATATCTACAGGATCTCATTTCCAAGGAAGAACCTTTATGCGTTCTGGTATTCCTAATACTGCAACTGAAACATATGCACGTAATTATATTTTTGATGATATTTCAGCAGGATTTACTGGAACTGAAAGAGATTTTACTTTAACTTCTGCTGGTTCTACAGTAACTGGAATTGAAAATGATAATGCTATCATTCTAATCAATGATGTGTTCCAAGGACCAGGAAGAGGCAGTGATTATGAGTTAGAAGAATCAGGTTCTACTGGTATAACAACAATTTCATTCACAGGAACGGCATCTTCAATTGCTTCTGATGTTAATACTTCAAATCTTCCTGTTGGTGGAGTTATAGTTTCTGTTGGTTCAACAGAAGGTTTTGGATATCAACCATTAGTTGCTGCAGGAGGTACTGCGGTAGTATCTACGGGTGGAACAATTTCATCAGTTTCCATTGGTAATAGTGGTTCTGGTTATAGGTCTGGTTCTCAAATTGCTAATGTTGGAATTCAAACTCAAGATTTAAATGCAACTTCTATTATAGGTATTGGAACTGCAATAGTAGAAGGAGGACATGTCACAGGAATTGCTGTTACTAACACAGCTGTAATTTACAAACCAAGAGATATACAGAATGTAGGATATAACTCAATAACTGGAATAACAAAAATTACAACTGCTACTCCTCATAATTTAAATGTTGGTAGTGATGTGGTTGTATCTGGTATTGCCTTTACATGTACATATTCACCTGCAAAGGATATTAGCACTGTTTCTTATAATAATGCTAATGGAACCATGACGGTTACTACATCCAGTGCACATGGTTTCAGTGTTGGTAAAGATGTTATATTAACTGGATTGGCAATGACTTGTGGTTTAGATAATGGTGCTTCAGACCATTACTATCCAAGAAATAGAGATAGAGTATATGATACTGCTATTTCTATTACAGGTACAAGTTCTACATCCATAACTGTAAATGTAACAGCTGCTGGATTAAGTGATCAGTACACTCATCAATTTGATAGTGCAACTTCTGGAGCAGTAATTACTGGTGGTAATTATGGACATCAGTTTGTGGGTTCATCACCAAATGCTGTTACTGTTACTGGATGGACAACTGCATTTACTCCATCTAATGCTGTATATAATCCTGTAAATGGTGAATTGGTAATAACCAGTACAGCACATGGATTGAGTACAAGTAATACAGTGTCTGTTGCTACTGATGGAATTACATTTACTTGTGATATGGATTCCCATAGCACTAATCATTCATACCCTCGCACAACAGATCCTATTGCAGGTATTGCTACTGCTGTTACTGCAGTAAGTGCTGATACATTTACTATCAATGTTGGTTCATCTCCTATAGTAAATTACAATGTAACTGATGCCAATTATAATGCTGGAAGTGGTGAATTAGAACTTATAATTGGAAGTCATAGTTTAACATCAGGAAGTAGTATTAAATTAAAGAAAGAGTCATTAGGATTTAAGTGTTCTAAGGACAGTTATGCAACTGTGCATAAGTATCCAAGAGGTGGAGATCCTGGATATAATGGAGTAAAAATTATTGGTGTTAATAGTCCTACTAAATTCGATGTAAATGTAGGTGTTTCTACAGTACCAACATTCTATAAGTCTGGTGGAACTGTTCAAGGAGTTATTATTGCACCAAGAGCAGATGATCCTGTAGCATCTCAAACAGATGTTCTACAGGTAGTTGACGAATATTCTTTCATTATTAATAGTGGAATTTCTACAAGAAGACACTTCTATGCAAGAGGTGGAACTGTAAGTATTCCAATGAAAGTTGTTGTAGATTCTCCTATTGGATATGCTGATATTCCTTTAGAATACAGTTCAGTTTCTTCTGGAATTGGTTCAAATGCAACGATTGATGTTACAGTTGGTCAAGGTTCAAGTGTTATAGACTTTACTATTAAGAATACTGGATATGGTTATGGTAATGGACAAATCTTAACTTTACCAATTGGTGGAACAACTGGAATACCTACAACTTCTGGATATAGAGAATTCCAAGTTAATATTGAGAATGTATTTACTGATGAATTTACTGGATGGTCTGTGGGTATGTTACAGTCATTAGATGACGTTTCATATCTATTTGATGGAAATAGATTAACATTCCCATTAGAAGACTCAGGTGTTCCCGTTTCTATTAGAGCAAGTAAGGGTTCTCCTATCAGTATTCAAGATACTCTTCTTGTATTTGTTAATGATGTTCTTCAAGTTCCTGGTAAAGGATATAAGTTTGATGGAGGAAGTATTCTTACATTTACTGAAGCTCCTAAAGCAGGAGATACATGTAAGATAGTTTTCTATAAGGGTAGTGGTGAACAAGATGTTAAATTTAGAGATGTTGTCGAATCAGTTAAACCTGGTGATATCTTAACTCCAAGTGCATACGACCCAATTCCTTCATATTTACAAGAAGAAGATAGAACAGTTACTAAGATTAAATCTACAAATACTGTAGATACTATGCCATATTATGGACCAGGTATCACAGGAGATCCTAATTTAGAAAGACCAGTTGTTTGGACAAGACAAACTGAGGATATGATTCTTAACGGAAAACCCCTTGGTAAGGATAGGTCACTGTATGAACCACGTATTAATCCTGCTGCTTTCGTTATTAAGTCAGTTGGGGTTTCATCAACTCAAATATTTGTTGATAATGTAAGACCAATCTTTGATTCTCAGAATGAAAGTGATTCAAATTTAACCTTCCAGAATAAGATTACTTTAACATCTCAAGATTCTAAGGTAGGTGCTTCTGCAACATGTATTGTTTCTACGGGTGGTGCAATTACTTCTATCGATATACTTGATGGTGGAAGTGGATATACTTCTGCTCCAAGTGTAGTTGTATCTAATCCTGTTGGTTATGGTTCTACTGCTACTGCCACTGCTACAGTGTCTGCTGCAGGAACAGTTACAGGAGTGGTTGTTTCCTTCGCTGGAACTGGGTATGTTGATAGTGCACAAGTCTTGATTCAACCTCCTACATTGGTCTCAGAAGTTAATACTGTAGATTCATATATTGGAGATTATGGTGTTGTTGTTGGATTTGGAACTACAACATCAAGTTACATTGATAAGATGATTTTCGATCTTTATATTCCAACATATTCAGACCTTAGAAAGACAAAATTAGTTGGAACTGCAGTAACAGTAAGTTCTTTGGATGTTGGAGATTACTTTATGGTATCTGCTTCAAATGCAGGTTCTGCTACTACATCTATAACTTCCAAATCTATTGCTAATGAGGTTATTGGTGTTGGAACACAATTTATTGATAACATTTATCAGGTAAGTGCTTCTACTATACAGCAAAGAGATGTTGTAGGTGTAGGAAATACTTGGGTACGAAGAGTTTATGCAAATATAAGTGGTCTTTCAACTGTTACTTTTGGAAGTTCTAATCTTACATTTGATTCTAATAATTTCACCTTCGATAATAATGGTGAAGGTGCAGGAAGTGGATTTGTTGGAGTTATGACTGCATCTAACTTCTTCGGTAACTTTAGTTGGGGTAAAATTACCTTAACAGGAAGGTCTGAGAATTCTGTATATGACACTTATCCAGATAATGGTATCAGTGGAATATCTACATGGCCTGTAGTACAACGGACAAATCACTTGAAGTCTGTTAATTACATTATCTAAATACTTCTAAATCTAGTGCTGAATAAATGGCAAAGTTAGGTATATCAACAGGAACCACACCCGATGACGGAACAGGTACTAGTCTGTTAGTAGGTGCTGCAAGAATTAATAGTAATTTTGATGAGATATATGATTATTTTGGAACTGGTACCGAACTTAGTTTTGCAGGTGGTAGATGGGTAGAAACTGATGTTGGTATTAATACATTAGGTAGTGTTGGTATTGGAACCACTAATCCAACATATTCTCTCACGGTAAAAGGAAATACTGAGATAACTGGTCTTACAAGTTTTGCAAATCCAGACGATGGTACTCATAGATTAGAAGTAGCATATTATGCTCAACCTACTCTTAGATTCTTGTCTGGTAGTGCTATGCCAGGAACCATTGAAGGTCAAATGGGAGGGTTGCATTTAAAATCAACTGCTACAAAGGCAATTGAATTTAATGACAATGCTGCAGTATTTGGTAGTGCTACAAATTATTATGATGTTCAATTAAATAAATCTAATCTTGGTAGTACAAAAGTTGGTACAAATATTCAATTTATCCCTTCAACGGGTATTGTAAGTGCAACATCATTCAGAGGTGATGGATCACTATTAACTGGTATTTCTGCTAGTGGTACTGGTGGTAAGTTCGTTGCTAATGCTACTGGTATTCATACCTTATCAAGTGTTGGTATTGGAACTACAACTGCAACTGGTGCTGTTAATACAGGTAATACATCAGTATTAAATGTTGGTGTTGTAACTGCCAATAATTTTTATGGTAATTTCATAGGTGATGGAACTAATATTACTGGTATTGCTGTTACTAATGTTCAAACTGCTGGTGGTGATATAAAACTTGAATCTAATTCTTCTGGTGTAAGTATTACTGGTATTGCAACTGCAACAAGTTTTGTTGGAGATGGTTCAGGATTAACAGGTGTTGTTGGTTCTGGTTCTGGTATTGTTGTTAAAGATGGTGGTAGTGCAGTAGGAACTGCAGGAACAATTAACTTTGCTGATGGTTTATCAGTAACTCCTATTTCTGGTGCTGCTGTTACAGTATCATTTACTGGAGATGTTAATCATTGGGCAGAGAATACACTTGGTATTAATACATTAGGCAGTGTTGGTATAGGAACTACCACAATAACAAATGTATTTAATTCAACCCCGAATTTAACTGTTCGTGGTAATATAGATTTGCAAGGGTTTGGAGATGGAGGAGCAGTAAAAGGTTCTCTTAATGTTACGGGCGTAACTACTATTCATAATGGATTATATGTTAATCACATTGAGATGAAGGATGCCAAAACAATACAGTTTGGAGATAATCAGGAATTCTGGATATGGCATGATGCTGGTGGTGATTCTATGATCAGAAATTCAGGAGGTAACTCTTTAAAAATACGATCAGAATCTACTAAACTTAGAGATTATAGTGATGCACAGTCTTATTTGGAGGCAAAGGTAGTTGAGGATGTTTCTCTTTTCCATAATGGTCACAAGAGATTAGCAACTTCTGGAGTGGGAGTTACCGTTTATAATGGGGGAACTCCAACTGGAGGAGCTCCAAATGTATCACTTGATATTAATCCAGGTGTTGGAACATTTATTGCTGCTGTAGGTACTGCCACAACTATTGATAGTTTCACTATTGCAGAGAATAATTTTAAATCTTCTGAATATCAACTTTCTTTCCAAAGAGGAAGTAATATACAATCACAAAAGATATTGGTAATGCAGGATGGTACTAATGCATACTCTAACGAATATGCAATAATGCATAATTCTGGATTGCAAGTTGCTGTTGGTGCAACTGTATCTGGTGGATTTTTAAGATTAGAAGTTACTCCACAAGCAGGAGTCACTGGTCTAACAACTTATACGTTTAATAGAACTTCCATAGGATAAAATGTCAGATTTTACAGATTGGAAAGATACACTTACCAAAGAACCCGATTCTGGTAAAAAGTATTATGCTGTTGGATGCGAAACTGCATCTCAGTGGCAGCATATTGATTCTGTCTTAAAAGAAGATGGAAGTAGTGAAGAAGCAATTCCTTCAGAATCTATTCAATGTCCTGATAGTAAGGTTCATAGTCAAACAAGAGCAGTTTATCTTTTGACAGATGAACAAGCTGCTTTTCTTAGAAATCACCCTCAAGTAAAGTTTGTTAATATAAGTCAGGAACATTATCCTGGAACATATAGGGAAGATCCCAGTAATATGATAGAAGGATATAAAACTTATAGGTATTCTGACACCGTTTATAATTATAGAAATGCAACACCTCCAGCTTCTGCAAACAATGAAAAAGAAGAGTATAGAGTAGGATATCAAATAAAAAGATTGCAGCAAAAAGAGGATCCTTGGACATATGCAACTATAAATGATGTTCTTCCTGATAGATTACAATACTATGGAGATGGTTCAGATGTTGATATTATAGTTGGTGATACAAGATGTTGGTTTGGTCATGAGGAATTTTTAAATGCATCATGTCAAGGTAATAATGCAAATCCAGCATGTACTCATGTAACAAGTGGTATATCCTTTGGTCCTGATCAGAATAAAGGAATGAATGCATTGTATAGAGCAGGAATTTCTACAACCTTTGGATTTTGTGATGTTTTAGATTTGGTATTAGATGCTCCATATTATATTGATCCAGATTTCTTTAATGCAGACCCATCAAGGACTATAGTGAGATGGGATGGAACTACAACAGCAGCAGAAACACCTGCAAGACTTTGGTGGAGTGATAGCACCAAAAGGTCTGCAGCATTTGCAGGTATAGGTGAAGTAAGTACAATTACAACATCTTATACAAGAGCAAATTGTAATGGAGATCCTGCTACTGATAATGCATCTGGTTATCCCGATTATCATGGAACATCATGTGCTGCACAATCATATGGTAAAACAAGTGGATGGGCATTTAATGCTAATAAGTGGTTTTGTAATATAATTGGTACAAGTAGTTGTACTCCTGAAGAGTATTACGATATGATTAAATTATTCCACAAATATAAACCCAATAGAAAATCTGATAATACCAAGAATCCAACAGTATCAAGTAATAGTTGGGGTTCCAGAAAGGATATGTTAGGTACTGGATATTATTACTTTAGACAAGGAGTAGATGGAAGTGCCACTGGTACATATTATTCAACTTATCCTGCATTTATGGCAAATTTCTCACAATCATCTATTAGATATGAATATGAAGATTGGAGTGCAACAGAAGCAGGTAAGGAGATGATTGATGAGGGTGTAATTTTTGTTTGTTCTTCTGGAAATACCAATCAGAAATTAGTAAAAGCAGATCATGCAGATTATAATAATTATTATGCATCTGGAAGTTATACACCACTATCTTCTGCCTATGATACTTATGCTGGAATCAAAAGATATAATACTACCAGTAGACAGGGTTATCCTGGACAAATAGGAAAAACAGGAACTGGTAGTAATACTAAGTATAGGACTATCCCAGTAGGTGCATTGGATGAAGATATGCAATCTATTGGTGGTGGTAATTATATAGAAAGAAAAGCAGATTATAGTAATATGGGTAATTTGATTAGTCATTATAGTCCAGGTAGAAATACTGTATCATCAAGTTCTAACTATTCAACAGTTTATTCAAGATATAGATCTACATATCAATCTACGGAAAAGGGTGGAAGTACTACAAGTTCTGCTACCAGTTATGATAGAAAGTTTGGTGGAACAAGTTCTGCTTGTCCAACTTCTGCGGGGATGATTGCTACTAAACTTCAATATAATAGAGATTGGACTGTAGAAGATGTATTATCATGGATTGAGTCTGAAGTAGGAGATTTGACTTCTTCTGAATTATACATAGGTACCGAATCATCTACTGCAACTGATTCAAATTGGACTGATGACTATTCTCTTGAAGGTGGTCCTCCAAGAATTCTTTGGGATGCCCCAACAGGTTCTGAACCTGTTGAGGCTATAACTATATCGGGAGTTGATATGAGTGGTGACTTAACTTTAAACTTTCAAACCTAAATACTAAAAAAATACTACAATGGCTGATAAAAGTTTTGGTGCTAAGGAAGTTAATATAATAGGTGCAGGTGGAACTCCTACTCTCACCAGTCCTACTAATGTCCATGTAAAAGTGGCAGTTGGTTCTACTATTAGTTTGGTTGGAATAGTTTCTACCACTAATGACGTGTATGTTGGAGTAGGAAATACTCAAGGTATGATACTAACAGCTCCTAATGGAACTAAATATCGGGTTACTGTCGATAACTCTGGTAATCTCCAAACAGCCTCTGTTTAACTATAAATAAATAAATAAAAAGTTCTGTCAAAATGTCTGCTATTATAACTGACCAGATTAGAATATTAAATGCCAAAAACTTTGTTGCTGGTGTATCTTCTAGTTCAAATTCTTATTATTCTTGGATAGGATTGCCAAATCCTACGGATCTTCAGACTGATTGGGATAACAATCCACCAGCTCCCAAAGATTCGTTTAATGATGAGAATGAATATTGGGATAATATGCTTGCATTGAAGAAGATTACTGCAGCAGATGTAAGACAGGTAGTGACAAGAAGAGAATGGACATCTGGTACTGTTTATGATATGTATCGGTCTGATTATAGTAGAACGAATACTGCTAAGGTTTCTGGAGCAACAAATTTATATCAAGCATCATATTATGTAATTAACGCAGATTATAGAGTTTATATTTGTCTTCAAAACGGAACAACTCCTGAAACACCTAATGGTAAATCTTCTTTAGATGAACCGACATTTATTGATTTGGAACCAAGGGCAGCAGGAACAAGTGGTGATGGTTATATATGGAAGTATTTGTTTACTATTAAACCAAGTGATATTGTAAAATTTGAGTCTACTAATTTTATCCCTGTACCTAATAATTGGGAAACTTCTCCAGACACTGCAGCAGTGCGTAATAATGCTGTTAATGGTTCTGTTAAGATAGTAACTATCACTAATCGTGGTGTTGGAATTGGTACTGCAAATAGAACATATACCAGAGTTCCTATTAGAGGAAATGGTAGTGGAGCAGAGGCGACTGTGGTTATTAACAATGACCAAACAGTAGATTCTGTAACTGTTTCAAGTCAGGGTTCTGGATATACTTACGGAAGTCTTGATTTAGATGCTGGTGGTGTTCCATCAGGAACTACTATTCCTACTTTTGATGTTATAATAACTCCTGAAGGAGGTCATGGAAAGGATATTTATAGAGAACTTGGAGCATATAATGTTTTAATATATTCAAGACTTGAAAATGATAATGAAAATCCAGATTTCGTAACGGGAAATGAATTTGCAAGGATTGGTATTGTAGAAAATCCAAAATCTACACCAACATCGTTATTAGTTGCAGATAAAGCAAGTGCTTTGGGTGCATTAAAGATAACAGGTGTTGGTTATAGTAGTGCTGTATTCACTCTTGACGGTGAAGTAACACAAACAGTTGCTGCTGGTTCTACTGCGGTGGGTAGAGTGGTTAGTTATGACCAGACTACTGGAGTATTAAAGTATTGGCAAGATAGAACACTTGCTGGATTTAATACTGTTGGTACTGCTCAAACAGACCCCACTTATGGATATGAATTGGTAGATTTTACCAGCAATCCAACTTCACCTGGAACTTTAAATATTAATCATGCTTCTGTCGCCAATCTTTCCATAGAATCATCATTTAGCGGTATAAGTACCGTAATAAATAATAGAACCTATTACCTGGGTCAAGCCTTTACGAATGGAATCTCCAGTCCAGAGGTTGAAAAATACACAGGAAATATTATATACGTTGATAATAGACCTTCTATTACTAGATCATCAAACCAAAAAGAAGACATCAAAGTCATTTTGCAGTTCTAACGGATACTAAAGAATTATGCCACAACAAACGAATCTAAATGTAGCTCCGTATTTTGACGATTTTGATGCGGCTAATGATTTCCATAGGGTATTATTTAAGCCTGGATTTCCAGTTCAAGCACGAGAGTTAACAACACTTCAGTCAATACTTCAAAATCAGGTTGAACAGTTTGGTCAACATTTCTTTAAGGAAGGTACAAAAGTAATTCCTGGTAATACAACTTACCAAAGAACATATCTTGGCGTTCAATTAAATAATAGTTATCAGGGAGTTCCTGTATCTGCTTATGCTGACCAGTTGGTTGGAACTAAGATTACTGGAATGATTTCTGGTGTAACTGCATATGTAAAACAAGTTTTACCTGGTTCAGCATCAGATACGGGTAATTTAACTCTTTATGTTGATTATTTAAGCACAAGTACTGTAAATAATTCTCAAGTTGAATTTAGTAATTCAGAACAATTAACTTGCAATACTGATATTCGTTCTGGGTTGCTTGGTAACAATACAATTAATGCTAATACCCCATTTGCACAAACAGTACCAAATAAAGCATCTATTGTAGGATCTTCCTTTTCTATTGAAGAAGGTGTATATTTTTTACATGGTAATTTTGTTAATGTTGGGGATGAAACCCTTGTATTGGACCAATATAGCAGCACTCCAAACTATAGAATTGGTTTAAACATTAATGAAGAGATAATAAATTCAGATTTAGATGAAAGTCTTAATGATAATTCTCAAGGATATAATAATTATGCTGCTCCTGGAGCTGATAGATTAAGAATTACAGCGTCTTTATTTAAAAAACCTTTAGATGATTTTAATGATTCCAATTTTGTTGAGTTGGCAACTGTTAAAAATGGTATTTTAAGAAAACCAGGAAAAACAGCAGATAGTCCTTTTAAAAAGGAATTAACAGATACAACTGCAAAAAGAACATTTGAGACTAATGGAGATTATACTTTATTACCATTTGATGTTACTGCTAAAGAATCTTTAAATGATAATGAAGGTAATAATGGATTATATGATGTTGAACAATTTACACAATCAGGTGATGTTCCAACCGAAGATAAAATTGTATATAAGGTTTCTGCTGGTAAAGCATTTGTTAAGGGTTATGAGGTTAAGAAGGTAAGACCTACTTTAGTTGATGTACCAAAACCAAGAACTACCTTTACTGTAGTAGATGAATCTATTATTTACAATACTGGTCCTACTCTAAAATTAAATAGAGTTTTTGGAACACCTGGAATAACTACAGCACATAATACTATTGTAAGTTTACGAGATAGTAGAATTGGTGCTGGACATACTGGTGCAGCAGGTAATGAAATAGGTGTTGCAAGAATTTATGATTTTAGATTGGAGTCTGGATCTTACAATACAGTATCAAATTTAAACGAATGGGATATATCTTTATACGATATACAGACAACTACTGAACTCACTCTTAATACACAATCTACTCTTACTACTCCAACACATGTAGAAGGTGCTAATAGTGGAGCAACAGGATACTTGTTTAATCCAGTCACAGATAATGCTACTATAGAACTTTATGAAACTAATGGTAATTTTGCTAGGTTTGAACCTCTAATACTTAATGGAGTTCAATCAGGAAAAATTGCAATAGCAGTTACTGCTCATACTATATCAGATGTAAAATCCATATTTAGTACCAGAGATGTTGGTGCAACACCATATGTAGGTAATGTTGGATTATCATCCATCTTTAATGCTGACGTAATTCAATCAACTGGAGTATCTGTTGGTATTGCTACTATTAGTGCTGCTTCTGGTGGCGTTAGTACTGTTACAAGTCCAAATCCAAGATTCCCAGGTACTATAGTAAAAATAAATAATTTAGTTGAATTTAGTAATCCAGATAAATCAAATGATCCAACTTACGGTAAAGTAACTGCTGTTGGAACTGATACTATAACAATTACAAATGTTGCTGATGTAGATGGTATAGTAAATGGAAGTTTACCAACTACCATTAAGAATGTAACAGACTTTAAAATTTTAAATACTGAATTAGCAAAGTCTTCTGATAATACCTTATACACGGAACTTCCACATACATCAATATCTAATGTAGATTTAACAAATGCATCTCTTACAGTTAGAAGATCATATACTGTTAGTATTAATGGTGGTGAAACAAGTTCAGTAACTGCAGGAGAAGATGAAAGATTTTTACCTTTTGATGATGAAAGATATTCATTAATAAGAACTGATGGAACTACTGAGGTATTAACTTCAGATAAATTTATATTTACGAATGGAGGTGCTACTTTAAAGATTGGTAATTTGGGAAGTAATACTACCAATGTTACTCTTATTGCTACCTTAACAAGGCTAAGACCTACTGCAAAGATAAAAATAAGAGATAGAGTTAATTCTATTATTGTAGATAAGACGAAAATCGGTGGTTCTGGTATAGGTTCAACTACAATAGATAATGGATTAACTTATGGTAATTATCCATTTGGTACAAGAGTAGAAGATAATATCATTTCTCTTAATACTCCAGATGTGATCGAATTGCATGGTATATTTGAATCAGGAGATACTTCAGACCCATCTGCACCATTAATGACTCTTAATACTATTAATAGTGCATCTACTACGACTTCAGAGTATATTGTTGGTGAAAAAATTGTAGGTCAATCATCTGGTGCTGCTGCTGTTGTTGCATCAGTTAAAACTGCTAATCAAATTGAATTTATTTACTGCAATGAAGCAAGATTTGATGACGGTGAAAAGGTCAATTCTAAAGAGTCAAAAATAACTGCTACTGTTACAACTATTGATACAACCAGTTTTGATATTACAGATAGTTATAAATGGACTGATGGACAAGCAGATACAATTTATAACTTTGGTTATATAAAGAGAAATGCTGATGCTGATGCACCCACTAAGAAAGTAAAAATTTATTTCTTAAGTGCATATTATGATGTTAATGATAGAGGTTCTATAACAACTGTAGATTCTTATAGAACATTTGATTATGGTACAGAGGTGCAGGTATATAATGGTGTTAAAAATAGTGATATTATTGATATAAGACCAAGAGTTAATGATTATAGTGTTGCTGAAGGCACTCGTTCTCCTTTAGAATTCTATGGAAGAAATTTCGATGCTTATGGAAATTCATCAGCTAATATTTTAGCATCTGATGAAACAATTTTAACAACTTTCTCTTATTATCTTGGTAGAATTGATGTTTTATGTTTAAATAAGACTGGAAAACTACAATTAGTAACAGGAGTTCCTTCAGAAAATCCACAAAAACCAGCACCAAATGATGATTCTATAGAATTAGCTGTTATTACTCTTCCTCCATATCTTGAGAATGCGGATCAAGTATCTATTTCTTCTGAAGAGCAGCAAAGATATACAATGGCTGATATTAGAAGGTTGGAAAAGAGAATTCAGAATTTAGAATATTACACTTCTTTGACTTTATTAGAAACTGATACTTCTAATCTATTTGTTTCAGATAATGAAGGTTTGAACAGATTTAAATCTGGTTTCTTTGTTGATAATTTTGAGAATTTCCTTACTCAAGATGAGCGTTATATCAAGAACAGTATTGATACAACTAATAAAGAATTAAGGCCAAGTCATTATACAACTGCTGTAGACCTTATGTTTGGTCCAGTAGTTAATGTTGACCCATTACAAGATCCTACTACTGCTCAAATTGAAGGAGTTAATGTTAGACGTAATAATGGTATAGTAACCTTAGATTATTCTGAGGTTGAGTGGTTAAAGCAAGAATTTGCTACCAGATCTGTTAGTGTTACTCCATTTATTGTTCCTTATTGGAATGGTGTTCTTTTCTTAACACCTCAATCAGATACTTGGACAGATACAGTTAGAGTTCAGGCAAGAACTATTGTAGAGGGTAACTTTAATGAGCAAGTAGCAAGAGCAAGGGATATTCTTGGTAGAGATCCTCAGATAGGATTTGTTAACACCAGATGGAATGCTTGGGAAATTACTTGGGCTGGACAAACAGAAACTACAACAAGACAGGATAGTTTTAACAGAGGTGCTGGCGGTAGATGGAGAGAATCAGTTCAGAGATTGACAACAGTAACTACTCAAGATCAAAGGAGAAGAAGGTCTGGAACTGAAGTTTTAGTAACCCAAACAATGAACAATGTTTCATTGGGTGATAGAATTATAAGTAGAGACCTTATTACATTTGTAAGGTCACGTAATGTTCAGTTTACTGCACAAGGAATAAAACCATTGACAAGATTATATTCTTTCTTTGATGGTAGAGAGGTTAGTCGTTTCTGTGTACCTAAGTTATTGCAAATAAGCATGACTACTGGAGCATTCCAATCAGGTGAAACTGTTATTGGTAGATCGAATGGTTCATCAAATAGAAATAGTACTTCTGCTTATATTCAATTTAGGGTTGCTAATCCAAATCATAGTGAAGGTGGATTTAATGTTCCTACAAGTACCGTTTCATATGATCCATATACTCAACAATCCATTCCTACAATATACTCTTCAACATCAACTCTTTTAAATGTAGATGTTGCAAGTTTATCTGATATTAGTCAAACTGATTTCTATGGATGGGTTACTACAGGAATGCAACTTACTGGACAGACCAGTGGTGCACAAGCAACTATTACTGATGTTCAACTTATTGCTACATTAGCTGGTAATTTGTCAGGTTCTTTCTTTATTCCTAATCCTAATAATAATACATTCCCATCATTTGAAACAGGTGCTAATCTCTTTAGATTGACAAGCGATCCTTCTGATGGTGTAGATGCAGTTACAAGTGCGGAACAAGAATACTTAGCACAAGGTACTCTTAATACTGTTAGAGAAGATATAGTTTCCACCAGAAATGCTACTCTTACTATAAGAGAAGTAACAGATAGGGATGCAATAAATGCGGTTCTTGAGAGAGATGTTCAAGAGACAGTTACCAGTAGATGGAGAACTGGTGGTGACCCATTAGCACAATCATTTACTATTGACAATCCTGCTGGAGTATTTTTATCAAGATGTGATTGTTACTTTAGAACAAAAGATGATTCTGATGTTCCTGTTAATTTCTCCATCAGAACAATGGAGAATGGAATTCCTACGCAACAAATAGTTCCAATGTCTGAGGTTATTATGCCTCCAGATGATGTACAATTATCTACAGATGCAACTGTTGCTACAAGTTTCCAATTCAGGTCTCCAATTTATCTTGAAGCAGGAAAAGAATATGCAATGGTATTACTTTCAAATTCTGCTAAGTATAGTGTTTATATTTCCAGAGTTGGTGAATTTGATTTATCTAACCAAACATATGTTGCCAACCAACCTCTTCTTGGTTCATTATTTAAATCTCAGAATGCTTCTACTTGGGAACCAAGTCAGTGGGAAGATCTTAAATTCAATCTTTATAGAGCAGATTTCTTAGAAAGTGGAACATTAGATGTATATAATCCTCAATTGAATCTTGGAAATGATCAAATTGCTCGGTTGATGCCAGATTCTCTAAGTCTTATCTCTAAGACTATTAGAGTAGGTCTTGGTACAACAGTTGCTGACCCAGGATTACTTTTAGGTAATACTGTTATACAGGGTGGAACACAAGCAACTGCTAATTATGTTGGTTCCGCAGGAACAGCAATAGGATTGGATATTACAAATGTAGGTTTAGGTTATACTCCTGCATCTGGTCAAATAACCTTCTCTGGTGTTAATTTAGTATCTCTTACTGGTAGTGGAAGAAATGCAACTGCAGATATTACTATTGGAAATGGTTCTATCGTTTCATCTGGTGCTACCATTGTTAATGGTGGAACTGGTTATCAAGTAGGTGATGTCTTAGGTATTTCGACTATTGGTGCTAATTCCATAGGAAGAAATGCTAAACTATCCATTACTTCTATAGGAAGTACATCTGAATTAATATTAGAAAACGTTCAAGGTAATTTTGTTGTTGGTTCTGCCAATACTTTAAGTTATATTAGCAGTGTTAGTGGTATTAGTACTGAGTTAAATGGTGGACAGGGTGGTGATGTACAAGTAGCGTCTATTGAAACTGTATCTGATGGTTTACATATTAAAGTTAATCATAAGAATCATGGAATGTATTCCACTGAGGATAAAGTGAGTATAATGGACGTAAAGTCTGATGTTCTACCTACTAAGTTAGCAGTTGCTTTGACTTCTGGAAATGAAACTCAAATATCTGTTGAAAATGCATCACAATTTACTACTTTTGAAGGAGTAGGAATTGGATCGACTAATATTGGTTATGCAACAGTTGGGCATGAGATTATTTCATATACCACTGTTTCTGGTAACGTTTTAGGTAATGTTAAAAGAGCTGTTGGTTATCAAGGAGAAGACCCCGTTGGTCTGACTGGATTACCTCATCCTGTAGGAACACCTGTTGTTAAGTATGAATTGGGTGGAGTTAACTTGATGAGAATTAATAAGGGATGGGGAGCAACTGATGGTCATGATGTTGTAGGTGAAATTGGTTTTGATTATTATCATATTAAGTTGGATATGTCCACTAAGTTTAATACTGATAATGATGATAGAAGTAATGATGTAGGTTTCCCTCAATTATTCATTGGTCAAACTAAGTCTGCTGGTGGAGACGAAATACAGGCATCACAAAATATACCTTATGAAATAATTACTCCTATGATTGGAAATGTTACTCTACCAGGAACAAGTCTTAATGCAGATATAAGAACTGTTACAGCATCAAGTTTGAATGGTAGTGAAGTACCATTCCTTGATAATGGATTTGAATCTATTAATCCAAATACCAGTAATTATTTGAGTACACCAAGACTCATTGCTTCTAATATTAACTCTAACAACAAGTTGACTAATCTTCCTGGTGGAAAATCATTGGATATGAAATTAACTCTTACTACATCAGATAGTTGGTTAAGTCCTATAGTTGATGGTGAAAGATTATCTACAATCTTAACTTCCAATAGAGTTAATGTGCCAGTATCTGATTATGCGACTAATGCACAGGTTAAGACTCTTAATAATGATCCTAATGCATGTCAATACATTTCTAAAGAAATGGAATTGGAGAATACAGGAACTTCATTGAAGATAATATTAAATGCTCATATGCATGTTAATACAGATATAAGAGCATTCTATGCCATTAATAATGCACCAAATCAAGATCCAGTATTCGTACCTTTCCCTGGATATTCTAATTTGAATAGTAAGGGTGAAATTATTAATCCTGAAAATAGTGATGGTTTACCTGATAAGTTTGTAACTAAGTCTAATGATTATGGACAAGATCCACAATCATTATCATTCCCTGAGTACGTATTTACAGCAGATGAACTTCCATCATATCGTTATTATAGAATCAAACTTATTCTAACATCTACAAATCAAGTACATGTTCCAAGAATAAGGAAGTTAAGAGTTCTCGCATTAGCATGATTAAAGTAGAAGGGAACTATGATCTTGTAAGGGATCCTAAATCAGGGTCATTGATTAATATTAATGATTCTGGTTATGAAACATATTTAACTCAACGTGCAATTAAAAAGAAGAAGAGTGAAAAAGTTTCTACTATGGAAGAGGATCTTTCTAATTTAAAAAATGAGATAAATGAAATTAAATCTTTACTCAAGGAGATAGTCAATGGCAAGTAAAAATTTAACATTTGATCCTTCTGCTGGAGTACCTTATGCTGCCAACTTAACTCTTTATGCTGGAGCAGATTTTAATGCTACATTTAATGTTGTTGATACTTCCAATTCACCATATGACTTTACAGGATATACTGCATCATCTCAGATGCAAAAGAGTGCAGGTATAGGTGCAACTACAGTTCCTGCTACTACATTTACTGTGGGTATAACAAGTGCAGCAGGAGGTGTTTTTGAAGTATCAGTAGGTTCTACAGATACCAGAACATTGGCAGAAGGTAGATATGTTTATAATGTTTTAGTTAGTTCAGGAGCAACAATTTATAATATAGTAAATGGAAATATTATGGTTTATCCTGGTATTTCTTCTGCACCCTAAATAATAAAAAGGTAGAGTGTGTAAATGGCACAACCAGCAAGTAGACAAGAATTTATCGACTATTGCAAAAGGCAATTGGGTGCTCCCGTGTTGGAGATTAATGTTGCCGATGAGCAAGTAGAAGATATTGTTGATGATGCTATTCAGTATTTCAACGAAAGGCATTTTGATGGTGTTGGGCAAGTATATTTAAAATATAAAGTAACGCAGGATGATATTGATAGAGGAAAAGGACCAGGTCAATCAGGTAGAAGTGGTATAACAACAACTACTGTAGATAAAGTTGTTGGTGCTACTACACAATTCAATTACGAAGAAAATAGTAATTATTTGCAGGTTCCTCCTTCTGTTATTGGAGTAACTAAAGTATTCCACTTTGATGGTTCTAATACTGTAACAAATAATATGTTCAGTGTTAAATATCAAATGTTCTTAAATGACATTTATTATTGGGGTGCTACGGAGTTATTAACTTATGCAATGACAAAGACTTATTTGTCTGATATTGATTTTCTATTGACTACAGAGAAGCAGATAAGATTTAATCAAAGAATGGATAGATTGTATCTTGATTTTGATTGGGCTACATTAAATCCTGGTGATTACTTAGTTATGGATTGTTTTAGAGCATTGAATCCAAATGATTATACAAGAGTTTGGAATGATTCTTTCTTGAAGAGATATACAACTGCATTGATGAAGAAACAGTGGGGGCAAAATTTACTTAAATTTCAAGGAGTTAAACTACCAGGTGGTGTTGAATTAAATGGACGGCAAATTTATGATGATGGTGAAAAAGATTTAGAAACCATCAGAGAAATGATGTCCAATACTTATGAAATTCCACCACTTGACATGATAGGCTAATGGCATTAAATCCATATTTCCAACAAGGTGCGAGGTCGGAACAGAACTTAGTTCAGGATCTAATCAACGAACAGTTGAGGATGTATGGTGTTGAGGTGCATTATATGCCTCGAAAATATGTTACTGAAAATAAAGTTATAAGAGAGGTAGTACAATCTAAGTTTGATGATGCATATCCATTAGAAGCATATGTGGACACTTATGATGGTTATGGAGAGAATCCAACACTTTTAACTAAGTTTGGTATAGAAGCAACTAATGAGATAACACTTACAATATCTAAAGAAAGATTTGAAGATTATATCTCACCGTTGATGAAGAATGAGGCAGATGTAAAATTAACAACAAGACCTAAAGAAGGTGATTTGATATATTTTCCATTGGGAGATAGATTGTTTGAAATTAAGTATGTTGAACATGAAAAACCATTTTATCAGTTAAGAAAAAATTATGTATATGAATTAAGATGCGAACTCTTCCGTTACGAAGATGAAGTTATTGATACTGGAATTAGTGAAATTGATGATGAATTGGTAGGTGATAATTTAGATGGAACCAGTGAAGATGGTATTCCTACAATTTTAGGACCAACTCAAACACTTACTTTAGTTGGTACAGGAGTTACTGCAGGTGCTATTCTTAGTGTAGTTGCTACAGGTGGTATTAGATATGTTCAAATCACCAATAGAGGTGGTGGGTACATTTATAGTCCAACTATAGGATTCTCATCAGCACCTTCGGGAGGAACCACTGGTATTGCTACTACCAGAATGATTGGTGGAGTTCAATACTGTAATTTAAATGTAAATGATAGAGCAAAATCTGTTCAGCATATTGACCTTGTAAATCCAGGTGCTGGATATACAATTTCTCCTTTAGTTGAAATAACTGGTGGTGGTGGAACTGGAGCAGCAGCAACTGCTTATATCGGTAATAATGTCGTTGGAGTCGTTACTGTAACTGCAGGTGGTGCTGGATTTACAACAACACCAACTGTTACTATATCTGGTCCTACAGGTGTTGGAACAACTGCTACAGCACATGCTGTTCTAAATGATGCTGGAACAATTACTGCTATTAACTTAACTAATGCAGGTTCTGGATACACAGAAGTACCAACAATTAGTATTTCAGATCCTTCAATGGATTCTGTTGGTAATTACGTATTCAATGAAGAAGTAGAAGGTTCTGTAAGTGGAGCAACAGGTAAAGTAAGATCTTGGGATGCAGTATCTAATATACTTGAAGTCTCTTCTATTCAGGGAACATTTAGTCTTGGTGAGAAGATAGTAGGAAAAGTATCAAATGCTTCTCATGCATTAAGAGTAGTTGATACAGAACCTACTGATGATGGATATGCAGATAATTTCAACATAGAACAAGCAGCAGATGAGATTTTAGACTTTACTGAGACCAATCCATTTGGAATGCCCTAAATATAATATAACAGGTCTATAACAATGTTTGAGTATTTTTATAACGAAATTCTGAGGAAGACTATTATATCTTTCGGTACTTTGTTTAATGGAATTACTATTAAGCAGACAGATTCCACTATCAAGGTTCCTTTGGCATATGGACCTACTCAGAAATTTTTAGCAAGATTAGAGCAATCTCCAGATTTAAATAAATCCACAGCAATTACTTTGCCAAGGATGTCATTTGAATTTACTGGACTTACTTATGATCCTACTCGAAAAGTAACTACTACTCAACAGTTTATTGTAAAAGACCCTGTAAGCGGAGCAGATACTAAAAAGGCATTTATGCCAGTTCCTTATAATATGCAATTTGAACTTGCTCTTATGTGTAAGTTAAATGATGATGCCTTACAAATTACAGAACAGATATTACCATATTTCCAACCAGCATATAATGTTACTGTAGATTTGGTTGGTAGTATTAAAGAAAAAAGAGATATACCCATTGTATTAGAAAATATTACAATGCAAGATGATTATGAAGGAGATTTTGATAAAAGAAGAGTTCTTCTTTATACTCTAAGATTTACTGCAAAAACATACCTATTTGGTCCTGTTACAGACGCTACCAAGGATATCATCAAGAAGTCTACTGTTACTTACCTTGCTGGAGGTTCCAAGTCTGCTGCGAGAGATATTACTTACTCTGTTACTCCAAGAGCAATTAAGAACTACACAGGTGTTGTTCTTACAAACTTATCAGATAATATTACATTGGGTGATACTGAACTTACATTGGATGATGGTTCTAAGATTCCTGCAATATCTGAGGGTGAGAAATTGTTTGTTGAGATTGGAGGGGAAGAAGTTTGGGTTAAGGCAAGAGATGGAAATACAATAACTGTTGAAAGGGGACAAGACAATACTACTGCAGTATCTCATATTAAGGGAACTGCTGTTAAATCTATTACTGCTGCTGATAATGAACTTATCGAAGAAGGAGATGACTTCGGATTCGATGGAACTACTGATTCTTGGACTTAATTATGCCTAATGAATATAAAAACCTTGATAAAACTTTTGGTATAGACCCTGAAGTGATAGAGGAAGTTGTAGAGGAAAAAACTGAAGTTATCAAACCAGAAAAACCTGATAGACTTACTAAAGATGATATAACAAGAGATTATGAGTATACAAGAGGTAATCTTTATAGTATAATAGAGAAAGGACAAGAGGCAATTGATGGTATTCTTGAAATTGCTCAAGAAAGTGAAATGCCCAGAGCATATGAAGTTGCTGGACAGTTAATCAAAAGTGTTTCTGATGCTACTGATAAATTAATAGACCTTCAGAAGAAACTGAAGGATGTTAATGAAGAAGAGAAAAAAGGTCCAACTAATGTTACTAATGCATTATTTGTTGGTTCTACTGCAGACTTAGCAAAGTTAATTAAGCAACAGAACACTAAAAAAGACTGATTTTTTTCTAAAATAAATATTTGAATAATAGAGTAATATTCTGTGTCTTTAAGAAACCCTAACGATTTTTTCGAGCAAGAAAAAAAAGATGATTTAGCTCAGAAAAAATTAGAGGAAGAAATTAGATTAAAGAATAAAAAAGTTGCTGGGCCAAAACAATATTTTGGTGTAGATGAAGAAGTAGTAGAAGAAATAGTTGAAGAAGTAAAACCCAAAAAACCTAACCCTCTTACAAAGATAAGAGAGGATATAAAGAAACTATCTAAATCCATTCCTGAGAAAACAGACCTTTCAGATGTATTTGGTAGAATTGAAGAGTTAAAAGAAAGGATTGATAATATTCCTGACCAGGTTAATTATGAAGGTCATCTCAATCTTTTACGTGCAGAAATAACAGAAGTAGAAGAGAGTATACCAGAACAGTTTGATCCATCCGACTTATATAATAATCTATCTTCTCTAAAAGAAAATATTGAAAGAGTTCGTTCAGAAATACCTATTGTTCCTGAACCTGTTCTTTATGATGATGAATTAGATAAAATTAAAGAATTAGTAGAGGAAGTTAGAAAAAGTATTCCTGAAGTTCCAGAAGTTAGATATTACGAGGATGAACTTAATCTAATAATTGATTCAATTGAACAGGTTCGTGAAGAGATACCTGTAATACCAGAAATTAAATATTATGATGATGAAATTTCTAACATTGAAAAGGGTATAAAGTTAATTGAAAAATCTATATCTAAATTACCTAAAGTTAAATATTATGATAAACAGATTAAAGAGATATTAGAGTCTGTTAAAGAGGTAAGGGAAGATATTCCTGAAGTTCCTGAAATAAAATATTATGATGAAGAAATAAAGGGATTAGAGGAAAAGATTTCTTCAGTAGAAGATTCTATTCCAACAGTACCTGAAGTAAAATATTATGATGAAGATATTAAAGGTATAAACAAAGAAATTAGGGGTCTCTATAAAAAGTATTCTTCAATAAGAATTCCTGACCAAGAGCAGTATATATTAGAAGCAAAAAATTTATATTCTTCTTTTGAAGAAAAGAATCAAAAACTTCTTAAAAAAATTAATCATTTAGAAGAAGTTTTTAGTAAATTTAATGAAGAAGTTCTTACTGAAGGTCTCTTAAATATTCCTCCTGAAGAGGATAATTCAGACCCATTAACACCTCTTGATAAAAATTATGCGACTCTTGAAGATCTTCAAAATCAGTATAAGATTTTTATTAATCGCATTCAACAACAATTATCAACCCTTGGCGGTGGTGGTATAGAAGATGCTCCTTATGATGGGAAAGCATATGTACGTAAGAATTATAGTTGGGTTCTAAGTAGTGAGGCTGGTGGGGGTGCTGGACTTTGGCAATCAGATGCAGTTGGTATTAATACTACATCTAATATTGGTGTAGGGGCAAATGCAGTTCCAGGAAAGAGATTATTTGTTGATGGGGATGCAGAATTTACAGGTAACGTTTCTATTGCAGGAACTCTTACTTATGAAGATGTAAAGAATGTAGATTCTATTGGTGTAATAACCGCCCGTGAAGATGTAAGGGTCGGTCAAAACCTCTCAGTTGTAGGGTTAACCACCCTTGGTTCTGATAATGGAATAGGAACCGTACATGTTGGATTAGGGAATACCGCCCTATATGTGGACGGTGATGCGAGGGTTGTTGGTGTTCTTACTGTTGGTAGATCTTCTATTACTTTAGATGGTTCTGCAGAAACCATTCAAGTTGGTATTGTTAGTATTACTCATACTAAAATTATACTTGGTGATAATGTAGAAATTAAATCAACTGCATCTGGTATTAACTCTGCACCTAATGTTCTTTATGTTGCGAAAGATGGTTTAGATAAAAATAATGGAACATCAATCGATAATGCATTTTTAACTATTAAGGCTGCTGTTAATGCTGCACAAGAAGGTACTACTATTAAAGTTCTTTCAGGAAATTATACAGAAGATAATCCAATTGAAGTTCCTGCATTTGTTGCTATTGTTGGAGATGATCAAAGAACTGTTACAGTTGCACCAAATAATAATACTTCAGATATTTTCCATGTAAGGAAAGGGGATAAATTGGCAAATATGACTTTTGTTGGACATCTATCACCTGCTGCAGCAGTTGCATTCCCAACAGGAGATGATATTGCAGAAAATGTTAATGGTGGAGCATGGAAAGGTCCATATGTTCAAAACTGTACAAGTAATACTACAACAGGAACAGGAATTTATATTGATGGAAATCAAGCAAGATCTTTGAAAGCAATGAACGTAGACTCCTTTACGCAATATAATCAAGGAGGAGTTGGTGTTGCTGTAACCAATGAAGGATTTGCTCAATTAGTTTCTGTATTTACTATTTGTTGTGATGAAGCAATTTCATGTCATGAAGGTGGTCAAGCAGATTTGGCAAACAGTAACTGCAGTTTTGGTACAAAAGGATTGGTATCTGTAGGGGTTGGTCCAACACAATACGTAGGAATTATTACATCAAATGCTGCTGATTCTCAAGACCAAGTGGAGATGAGTGTTACTGCACCAGTACATAATTTAACTGATTTTGCTTATGATAATATAAGTGGTATAGCAACTGTTACTACAAGCAGTCTTCATGGATTCCAAGTAGGAATGGGAGTTACTCTTTCCAGTATCTTAATGAATTGTAGTTATGGTAATAAGGTATATCCAGAAAAAGCACCTTATGTTTTTGAAGTTGAATCAGTTTCAAATGCTGGTAGGAGTTTTTCTATAAATGTTGGTGTATCTACTCTTGGACATACTTATATTTCTGGTGGTAGAGCACAACTTGATGTTGATAGACCTTATGATGGTCAAGTAATTTATTTTGACCAATTGTACAATTCAGTTCAGACTATTACAGTAGGTTCTGGAGGGACAGGATATAGTGCTACTCCTACAGTTACAGTTGATACTCCAACTGGACCTAATGGGCAAACTGCTACTGCATTTGCAACTTTAGAAGGAGATTCGGTTGCTTCTATTTCTATCATTAGTAGTGGAAGTCAGTATGTAGGTACTCCTAATGTGACAATTTCAGCACCTCAAAGTGGAAGTAATGCTGCAACAGCAACTGCTAATATGGCACCCATTTATTACACGATAAATAGTTCAACACCCCTTGTATCTGGAATAACTACTGTTACTTTGGATGAAAATCTTCTTAATACAGTTGGTGTAGGAACTACAGCATATTTTGCTCAATCGAGTAGAATAGTAGCAAGTTCACATACTTTTGAGTATGTTGGTTCTGGAAATGAGATTATAAACGCTACACCTAAACGAGGTGGAGTTACTAATCAGGCAAATGAAGTTGTAACCTTAAATGGTGGCAAAGTTGTTTATACCAGTACTGATCAATCTGGAAACTTTAGAATAGGTGATGGATTACAAATTAATCAGAATACTGGTACAATTAGTGGAAGGTCGTTCACTAAGAGTTTGTTTACAGAAATGACACCATTTATTTTAGCACTAAGTTAATATGGCTCAGTTAGCACTTAATAGATTTCAAACAGTTACTAAAGAAATAACAACCAGTGAGCAGACAGTTTATACTGCTCCCACTGGTTACACTGCTATTGTGCTTTATGCTCATATTACCAATTATGGTAGTTCTGATTCTACAGTTACTATGATCCATAAAAGATCTAGTACGGATACAGAAATCATTAAAGGTGCTAATGTACCTGTTAATGATGCTTTTATTCCTTTGAGTGGTAAATTAGTATTGGAAACAAATGATTCTGTAACTATTGAAGCAGGTGCAAATAGCACTCTCAAGATAATACTTAGTCTTTTAGAAACCGCTAATTAATATCATGCCATATATCGTCGGAGTTAAACCACCAATATTCCAAACACTGGACACCAGTGCAGGGGTAATTCAATCAGGTATACTTACTACTACATCAACTGGTATATCAACTTTAGTATCTGTAGAATCTTCAAAATACAGATCTGTCAATTATCAAATTCAAGCAGTAGAAGGAAATAATTTTAATAAAACAACAATTAATGTAGTTCATGATAATACTAATGCTTACCTATCTGAATTTGGAACAATTAATCAACCTGTAGGAATAGCAACATTTTCTGTAGATATTAATTCTGGTAATTTAAGACTTTTAGGGTTTCCAGCATCTTCCAACTCAACAACTTTTAAGGTGATTTATACTGCCTTAGATGCATAAATTCCTAAATATAACGTAGGTATTGATATCTTGATGAAAAAGTGTCCTGAAGGAAAATATTATTGCAACACTAAAAAGAAGTGTATGCCAATTCCTCGTGGACATTATGTAACTCGTGGAGGATGGTTAAGAACTGATCCTGACGAGAATAATAAAAAGAAAAATGGGAACGCAAACGGAAATGGTAATGGGAATGGCGTGGGTCATTCTAATGGCAATGGCAATGGTGGGAGTAATGGGAGTGGTAATGGCTCTAATGGAGGAGGAATGAGTGAATCTAAAACACTATCTCAGTTTAAAGAGGATAGTGTTAAAATAGATCATATTGATGGCGGCAATACTACAGTCATTGATATAATTAAACCCGAACCAATGAAGTCCCCAAAAAATAATATACAATACACAATACCAGAAAAGACAACGTATGTCCCAAGGAAAACAGGAAAAATAATACATGTCTATTTGGCATGGAGAGGAAAGAACTACATCTTACAAATGTTCTTCCCCCAAGTCAAAATCCCGTCCCGCAGAGAAGTACAGGATCAAGTGAGAAAAGTGTATCCTAATGCTAAACTCTGGAACTACCAAGTATCTGAATATGACCCAGGAGAACCACTCCTCCAAGTCGGAGTTAGAGAATAAGGAATTAAAAAAGAAAATTGAGAAATTGGAAAAAATTATAGATTTGACTCAAAAAACTATCGACCACGACAAACAACACTTTGGTAAATATGAAATGATGTAGGAGTTATTATGGCAGAACATGACATTTATTTAGGCAACCCGAATCTAAAAAGGGCAAATACAAGAATCGAATTTACTCAAGAACAAATTCTTGAGTTTATGGCATGTAAACAAGATCCTGTATACTTTGCAAAAAATCACGTTAAGATTGTTACTCTTGATAGGGGTTTAATGCCATTTGAACCATATGATTTTCAAGAAGGTTTAATTAGTAACTTCCATAATAATAGATTTAACATTTGTAAAATGCCACGACAGACTGGTAAGTCTACAACTGTTATATCATACCTATTGCATTATCTATTATTTAATGATAGTGTAAATATTGGTATTCTTGCTAACAAGGCAGCAACCGCAAGGGAACTTCTTGGCAGACTACAAACTGCATATGAGAATGTTCCCAAGTGGATGCAACAAGGTGTCTTGTCTTGGAATAGAGGTTCACTGGAGTTAGAAAATGGTTCCAAAATCTTGGCTGCTTCAACATCTGCCTCAGCTGTTCGAGGAATGTCATTCAATATATTGTTTTTGGATGAGTTTGCATTCGTTCCAAATCATATTGCTGATTCGTTTTTTGCCTCTGTTTATCCTACTATTACTTCTGGTAAGTCTACTAAGGTTATTATTGTCTCGACCCCCCACGGAATGAATCACTTCTACCGTATGTGGCACGATGCGGAAAGAAGTAAAAATGAATATGTACCAACTGATGTTCACTGGTCGGAAGTTCCTGGTAGGGATTCTAAATGGAAAGAACAAACTATTGCAAACACATCAGACCAGCAGTTTAGAGTTGAGTTTGAGTGTGAGTTTTTAGGTTCTGTTGATACTCTTATTGCTCCAAGTAAATTGAGGAGTATGGTTTATCAAGAACCAGAAAAGAGAAGTGCTGGATTAGATGTATATGTTGACCCACAAAAAGGACATGATTATACAATTACTGTAGACGTAGCAAGAGGTGTTTCTAAAGATTATTCTGCATTTGTAGTAATTGATATTACAGAATTCCCCCATGCAGTTGTTGCAAAGTATAGGAATAATGAAATCAAACCTATGCTGTTTCCCACTATAATTGAGAATGTAGGAAAGAAATATAATGATGCTTTTGTATTATGTGAGGTAAATGATATAGGAGACCAAGTAGCATCTATATTGAATTATGATTTAGAGTATAAAAACCTTCTTATGTGTTCTATGAGAGGTAGAGCAGGTCAAGTTGTTGGTCAAGGATTCTCTGGTAAGAAGACTCAACTTGGAGTTAAGATGTCCAAGACTGTTAAGAAAGTTGGTGCTCTTAGTTTAAAAACATTGATTGAAGAAGATAAACTTCTTTCATGCGATTATGATATCATGAGTGAATTAACTACATTCATTCAGAAGAGTAATTCATTTGAGGCAGAAGAAGGTTGTAATGATGACCTTGCAATGTGTTTGGTAATATATGCATGGTTAGTTCAATGCGACTACTTTAAAGAACTGACTGACCAAGATGTACGAAAAAGATTATATGAAGACCAAAAAAATCAAATAGAACAGGACATGGCTCCCTTTGGTTTTATGGACGATGGTTTGGGTGATGATTCATTTGTAGATGCAGATGGAGATAAATGGTTTAATGCAGATGAGTATGGAGACAGATCATACATGTGGGAATACCTCTCTTAGTTGTTCACGCACTGTTTATAGCATTTGTAAAGGTTAAAAACAATAAATAATTTCAGATTAATTCTGAGATTCGGAGAAAGAAAACATGGCGACTCCTCAATTATCTCCTGGAGTACTGGTAAGGGAGGTTGACTTAACAGTAGGAAGAGCTGATAATGTATTGGATAACATCGGTGCAATTGCGGGACCATTCCCAATTGGACCAGTAAATGACCCAATTGATATAACCACAGAACAAGATCTTATCAATGTATTTGGTAAGCCTATCTCAACAGATGCTCAATATGAGTACTGGATGAGTGCAGCATCCTACCTTTCATATGGTGGAGTTCTAAAAGTAACTAGGGCAGCAGGTACTACACTTGCAAATGCTAATGCTGGTGCTGGTAGTGCAAATGCAACCATGACTGGTGCAGCAAGAATTGACAACTACGATGATTATACTAATAATCATCAGGATACAGATAACACTTATGTATATGCTGCAAAGAACTCTGGTACATGGGCAGATGGATTAAAAGTTTGCTTTATCGATGATTTAGCAGATCAAACTGTAACTCTATCAGCAGTACCAGCTGGTGCTACTGTTGGACAAGGTGTTTCAGTCTCAGTTCCAAATGATACAGTAATTCCTGGTACAGGAAGTACATCTGCATTTAGTGGATATATTAAAGGTATTATTACTGGTATCGATGCTGGTACAAAGAAAGTTGATGTTAAGATCACATCAAGAGTTGCTATAGATGGTACAGAAACAGCAATAGATTATGCAGAAGGAACTAATTATGCATCATTGACAACTGCTGCTAATTTTAACACACTTCAGGTTATTAGTTCTGCAGGTGCTCAAGTTGGTGCAGATGCAACTATAGAAGCTTCTGTTGACTGGTACAATCAGCAAACATTAGGTTTAACAAACTCAACAATTTACTGGAAGCAAATTGCTCCAAAACCTACTACCAACGTTTTTGTTTCTGACAGACAAGGTAAAGGTGACAGTTTACATATTGTTGTAGTTGATGATAAAGGAACAATTAGTGGAATAAAAGGAAATATTTTAGAGAAGCATGTAGGCATCTCTAAGGCAAAAGACGCAGTTTCATCTGTCAATGCTCCACAAAAGATCTGGTACAATCAGTTCTTAGCAGATTACTCAGCAAATATCTATGCTGGTAAGAACCCATCTGCTGCTGCTGACGCATATTGGGGTACAACTCCACAAGCAACAGCATTCTCTTCTGGTTGGACTAAAGTTACTACTGCTGCTGGACTTTGGGGACAAGATGCTCAAGGTATTAAGTATAATGCATTAGGTAATGTAACTTATACATTTGCTGGTGGTGCTGATTATTCTGCTACTGGTGGAATGAAAGCAGAACTTGCAGATCAGATAACTGCATATCAGAAGTTTAGTAATAAGGATGAAGTCGCAGTAGACTTCCTAATCATGGGTCCTGGTGGTGATACACAGGCAGAGTCACAAGCAAAAGCAAATTCTCTAATTTCTATTGCTAATCTTAGAAAAGATTGTGTGGCAACTGTTGGACCACATAGAGGAGACATTGTTGGATTAACCAACACTGATACTCAGACTGATAACCTAGTTAAGTACTTCTCACCACTTGCATCTTCATCATATGCAGTATTTGATAGTGGTTATAAGTACACTTACGATAGATTTAACAATAAGTTCCGCTACGTAGCAACAAATGCTGACGTTGCTGGTCTAATGTGTCGTACAGGAATCAATTCCTATCCTTGGTTCTCACCTGCTGGACAACAGCGTGGTATCATCAATAATGCAATTAAACTTGCATACAATCCAAGTAAGGCACAAAGAGATCAACTTTATCCTCAAAGGATTAACTCAGTCATAACACAACCAGGAATTGGTACTCTATTATTTGGAGACAAGACTGGTCTAGGTTATGCATCTGCTTTCGATAGAATCAATGTTCGTCGTCTGTTCTTAACAGTTGAGCAAGCATTACAGAAAGCAGCAGAAGCACAGCTCTTCGAGTTAAATGATGAGCTCACAAGAGCAAACTTTAAGAATATCGTAGAACCTTATCTACGTGACATTCAGGCAAAGAGAGGTCTTTATGGATTCCTCGTTATTTGTGACACTACAAATAACACACCTGATGTTATCGATAATAATGAATTCAGAGCAGACATCTTCCTGAAGCCTGCCAAGTCAATCAACTATGTTACTCTTACCTTTGTTGCTACACGTACTGGTGTTAGCTTCGAGGAAGTAGCAGGTCGAGTTTAATCACATTATCTAAATAAACACAGGAGGATAACCAACCATGGCCAAGACAAGAGAAAACAAAACTATTTCTCAATTTAAAGGTGCTCTTATTGGGGGCGGTGCAAGACCTAATCTGTTTGAGGTAGAGTTAACTACTCTACCTGCTGGAATAGAATGGAATGCTGATAGTTTTAGATATATGTGTAAGGCAGCAGCTTTACCTGCATCTAACGTAGCAGCAATAGATGTTCCATTTAGAGGTCGTATTTTTAAAGTTGCTGGAGACAGAACATTCGATACATGGACTGTAACTATCATCAACGACGAAGGATTTATCCTTAGAACTGCGATGGAAGAGTGGATGGATCAGATTTCTAAGTTGGAGAACAACTTGGGTGCTACTAATCCACAGTCTTACATGACTAATGCTAAGGTATATCAACTTGGTAGAGGATCTAAGTCAAGCAGCGAAGATAACACTGGTGAGAAGAATGTAGTTCTTAGAGAGTATGAGTTTGTTGATATTTTCCCAACAAACATCTCTGCTATTGACTTATCATACGAATCAAGTGATACTATAGAAGAATTCACTGTTGAATTCCAAGTTCAGTCCTTCAGTCTTGCTGGAAACGGTTCTGCTGACTAGCATAAATAGTAAGAAGGAAAATTTAATAAATCATGTCAAAGTTATTTGGGTTCTCTATTGAGGACACAGAATCACTACCACCTAATGCGGTCTCCCCCGTTGCTCCTAATGATGAGGACGGGGTTGACCATTATGCGAGTAGTGGTTTTTTTGGTTCTTATGTTGATATTGAAGGTGTTTACAGAACTGAATATGAGTTAATTAAACGATATAGAGAGATGGCACTTCATCCTGAAGCGGATAGTGCTATTGAAGATATCGTAAATGAAGCAATTGTATCAGATCAAAACGACAGTCCTGTACAAATTGAACTTTCCAATCTTAATGCTAGTGATGGTATTAAGAAAAAAATAAGACAAGAATTTAAATATATTCTTGATCTTTTAGACTTTGGTAAAAAATCTCACGAAATTTATCGTAATTGGTATGTTGATGGTAGAATTTTTTATCATAAAGTCATTGATTTAAAGAATCCACAAGATGGTATTCAGGATTTGCGTTATATTGACGCAATGAAAATGCGTTATGTTAGACAAGAAAAGAAACATGAAAAGGATAAGTATTTAAATGTTGGTAGTGGTGCTAGTACTCAAGACCCATTGGGTTTTAAATGGCCAGAATTAGAAGAATACTTTATATACAATCCAAAGCAACAATATCCAACAGGAAATATAAATGCAACAGGTGCAAGTCAAGGAATTAAGCTAGCAAAAGATGCAGTAACGTATTGTACATCAGGTTTAGTAGATAGAAATAAAGGAAATACACTCTCTTATTTGCATAAAGCGATTAAATCCATCAATCAACTTAGAATGATTGAGGATTCTTTAGTAATATACAGACTATCTCGTGCTCCAGAACGTAGAATTTTCTATATTGATGTAGGTAATTTACCCAAAGTCAAGGCAGAGCAATATCTCAGAGATGTGATGATGCGATATCGTAACAAACTTGTATACGACGCTAACACAGGAGAGATCCG